TCTCTATTTTCCATCAAAATCTCCCATCATAGCAGGGTCAAGCATTTCGCCTTCTCTGCTAACAGTTTCATCGTGAACAGCAGTTGAGACTTCTTCAAAGAAGCTAGTATCTAAATGTGTTTCAGTAGCATAACTACCAAAGCTAATTTCTTCTAGAAACTTGCTGTACTTGTCAATTAGCTCGTATGGATTAGGACATGCTGGGTCTAGTACTTCTTGTACAAAACTATCAAAATACACAACACTATAAGGAATATACGGACTAAATTCGTTTGTACCCTTATTTGTTTTATCGTTAATCCAATCGCTGTAATGTACGTCTGCACGATACTTTTCCATGTCAGCAAGTCTGTTAGCTTCTTGTACAGCAGTAATATGATTGAACACACTGTGAGCCATATAAAACATGTAGCTTTGAGTGTCCCAGCTTGTGCTTTCCTTGGTTTTTGCTTTATCGTTACGATCTAAATCACCCTCTTCCATGCAGCAGATATCACCTGCAACAAGGCGTTCCATAATTGGACCATTGAACGGCATGGGCAATGTACTGCCCTTGAGCTTCTGATTATCAAATGCTCGGTTCATAAAGTAACCAAAACGCTTGGGCGAAAAGTAGTTGTAGCTGTAGCACTGACCGTATGCAGTATTCACAAACGGACTAGCTGCGTCAAAACTAATTGTAATATTAGGACTATCATGCTTACGAAGCATACGTTGAATACTGGTAAGGTAACAAGCCCAATTCAATTTACCAGTACCAAGGAAGTGAATCCAACCCTTGCCTTCTAAGAGACCATCTTCGCGTAACTTAAGGATACGCTTAAGAGCAATGGGCATGTTACGCATGTTAATACCTGCGAACGCATAGCCTTCTAGTGTGCGGTTTGCATCACCATAATTAGCAGCAACGAATTTTGGATCGCTAAAATGCTTTACGCTTTCATACCAATCATCTGCACTCTTTTGATCAGTACCTGACAGAACATTAAGAAACTTAGTTTTACCAGGTACACGATTGCGTACAAAGTAATCTAGATTTAGCATACTAATATCAATTGTATCTTGAATCTTTGTAAGACCTGTCTTCTTATTGTATGGCGGAACAGCAGCGAAGCCCGGAATATCCAGCGTCATTGCCCAATCCGATGTGTGTTCAAGCCAGCGTAGAATCTTTTCGCAAAGTGCAATACGACTTGGATCGGCTGGATCCTTTGCGTTAGACCAATCTAGCTTGAGCACACCGCTTGCTACCTGGAATCCGCCCGAGTCGCCTAAGATAGTTGTTGCATTACGATCGCGCAATTGAACCATCGGCTCTTCAGCATCACTACGAGCAGGATCTAGGTGAGCATGTCCTGCCGAATATAGTCCGTAAGGATAGTGGTAATAGCTATGCTCGGGGTTAAGAAAATCTAGCCCTGCATTGCCTAATTCAAACCCTGCCGGAGTTCTCCATTCGGTAGGATTAGCTAGTGCTTTTTGTAATTGCTTTGTGTAAAAGCTACTGATAGCAGGCAAATACACTGCATAATCAGACTGACGCTTACCTAGATCTTTCATTATTTTCCTCTAAATATTTTATTGCTCTATTCATCCTACCCAAGTCATCGTCAAAATTTCCTAATCCACGATTGCATTTTTGACATAACCATCCTCTAAAACTATTTGTTTTATGATCGTGGTCTAAACACCATTGTTGATCAGGCCTTAAACAAATTGGACATACATGATCATTTGTTGGCTTTGCTGTTATTTTTTTAAGGTTACCAATGATTTTAGAATTATTTCTAGCACATTCTTTACATTCGTACCTTAAATAGTTTGCGCCGCCGTCTTTACCAAAACATAATACTGACTTTTCTTCTTTACAAATTCCACAAACTTTTGTTTTTTCGTCTGTGTTAAAAATAAAAAAGTCAGTAGCTTGCATAGTTTAGCCCTTAGCTGGGAGCAGATAAGTGTATTCACCAAGTCCGCTATCTACCTTAATTTGTAGTAGACCCTTGTTGTTAATGCTCATTACCATACCGGCACTATCACCGAGACGTAAAATCTTTAACACAATATCCAGCGGCCAACGGAACTCATGCTTGGTCTCGCCTTCTACTCCATCAGCAATAAGAATCTTAGTACGATCGCTTACTCCGTCACCAATATGAAAATACAACTTGCCACCTTCTGTCTTTGGCATGAAAGTTGATTCATACGCACCAAGTACGCTGTTGAAGTAACCCAAATCTTTTAAGTTCTTAGCAGTAGGTACAATGTTGATATCAAACTCTGCACCTTTAAAGGTGATATCCTTCAGCTGCTGATTTACAATGTCAGCAAGCATAAAACGATAGTTAGCATCAGTGCCATCAGCACTAACAAACTTAACTTCAACAGGAACATCAATCTCGTTACGCTTCTGAGTAACAACCGCAACAGTTGCTTCTTCGCTATCAAAACCAGGATACTTTAGGTATCCGTCGAGTACGCTCATGCGACTTAGACCAACTGTAGCATCAACAAAGTCTGCTACAGGATTGTGTGCCTTGCCTTTAAAGATAACAGTTTTTTCTGCATCAACTGTTTCGATTCTTGTTTCCTCGAGCGTACCTGTTACCTTGACCATTTCATAAATGCCTAGGCTATGTGTATGCTTGATAATGTCTTTTAGTGTGTCTTTAATATAATTATTCGCCATGAGATGCTCCTATATTTTGTTTATTGTACAGTCTTTATTTAGAAAAGTCAAGTGTTTTAACACGTTTTTCTTAGATTAAAATTCAAAAAATTCTGCTAGTGCTTCGCTTTCTTTAGTTTGAGATAAGTCCCAACCCATTGCACCTAGTACGTTTTCTACCTTCTTATCTAACACTGCTTCTTCCATTGCTTCGTTATCAAACGGCAAATCCTTGAACCATTGAGGTAGGTTGAGTTCATCGGTAGGATATGCAATACTGCTATATCCCATAGCATTGTTCTTTAACCGGCACACAATAACTTTCATACCATCCGTAATAGTCATACTGTAATTGTCGCTGAAAGCAGTTTTAATATCATTCCAATTAATACTTGCCCGTACATGTCCAGGAATCATACTACTACCGCCTTCGTTCTTAAGTGCGTCCAACTTGTATAATTTCATGTTTTCTGTTTTACGTGTGCTTTTTAGTTTTTCGTTGTAGTTGGTTAGGTTATTAACACGTTTAGGCATACCTTTCTTCCAAGGATCCAAACTTTGGAAATTCTTCTTAAATTCTTTTACTTTGGTGATGACTTCCTTTTCAGGCGAGCCGCTTAGTGCGTCATCGAGTACTTCTTCTAAGAAATCCTGTACAAACTCAGGTGTGTCACTGCGTTTGATTTCCATGCCCATAATCTTTAGTTTGCCGCCCTCTGGTTGGTAACCTTCAATGTCTAGACACTTGATTGCGTAACGCTTCTTAGTAATGAACAACCCCGAACGACCAACTACTTCTCGTCCTGCTTTTAGTACCTTACCGTTCTCATACGGGACGTTGAATTCCTTTTTAAGAAACTCAGGAAAGCCATCGCTTACTGTGTCGCTGATATGATCGTATAACTTAACAGCACTATCCAGATCAAGCTCTCCACCATCCGGAAGTGCAGGTACAGCAGTAAAGTACACAGAGTCAGTATCGCCGTAGATGATACAGTCGCCCATATAATCGTATTCGCCTGTGAGCAGTTCATTGGTCTTAGCAGCCATGAAACGTGTAATGCTTCTACCTGTTAATGTAGTACTTTGTCCGATACGTTTATCGAAGAATCGGCAACCCGGGTTTAGAATAGCGCCGTACAAGCTGTTCAAATTAATCTTCTTAACCAACTGTCGTTTGTCGTAAAACGCTTTTTCATCGTCAGTGGTTGCTTCTTTCTTCTTTGCTTGTAGTTCTTTACGTTCAGCATACCAACGTTCCAACAAGCCCGGCACAATACCCTGTACATCAGTTTTAAAGATAGTACCATTAGCACTGATGTTCCAGGGTTGGCCGCTATTGAAAATTAGGTTGTAAACATCGGCACCAGTAACTTCGACTGTAGCACCATCCTCCATGTCCAGTTTCATAACATGGTTGATATCTTTGTTTATTACGAACTCAAATTCATTTGTACCAAACTTACCTGACCAAGCATCAGCAAAGCTAGCCTTTTCAAGCCTCATCTTATTATTGATTTCTTCATCTGTATATTCAGGCCGTAGCTGTCCTACAATAGTTTCCGCAGCCATGTTTAGCGCACGGAACACGCTCGGGTACAGACTGTTAATGTCCATACTTCCCACCCAATCGTGATAGCCCTTTTTAGGAAAAGCTACATACGCACCTGCCGCTTGTGTGTCACCATGTTCACCTCTGTTACGATCAGGCACTACAAATCCACGTCGATGCGCTTCGTTAATAATGGCTTGTTCAGTGGTAGCAACTGCACCCATTGTAGTGGGCAGCAACACAGTGTTATCGTGTGCAATGGTGTTAGCTAGATCAATAAACTGTAGCTTCTTGTCTAGTTTATGAAGTAGTACAGTATCTTGAATGTTATAATCTAGAAACAGTTCAAAGTCATGATTATAAAGTCTGTCCAGTGACCCCTCGTATTGGACTTTCTTTTCACCTAGTTCCATTTCAGCAATGTAGTCAAGTCTATAACTGTGTCGCTCTTCGTAGTTATACTTGCGATACAGTTGCATATAGTCTAAGTGTACACGCCCTACAAGGTCGTATGTTTGACGCTTACTGCCGTATGCTTCGTATTCTCTAACTGTGGGCATCTGATCCCATAAGCAAAGTCTACGCAGCTCATTCTTACCTAACACTTTAATGATTCGGTTAATGGTGTAGGGAATATCGTAACCTTCACTGTTCCAACCACTTAAGATATCAGCATCTTCAATAAGTGTAAGAAATACTTCGAGCATTTCTTTTTCTGTACGAAACAGAATAACTTCTGGAAGTTTGCTAGCGATAGCTTGGGCTTGTTCCCAGCTTAGTGTCTTAGGAGGTACAGCCAAACAAATCATAGCCTCTTGCCACTGAAGGTATACACCAATAGCAGTAATGGGCATGAATGCTTCTTCAGGACTAGCATAGCCGCGGGCTGGGTCAAAGTCAACCTCGATATCCCAAAATGCTGTTTGCAGTTTTGGTGTATCGGAACCGCTGTAATGTTTAGCAATAGTTTTATTTACGGGTTTGATATCACTTTCAAACTTCTTAATCTGACTATTAATAGCTACGTTTTTTCTAAAGTCTTTGATATTTTTACAGCGTACTTCACTTACAGGATCACCGTAAACACTGCGATGGCTACCTCGCGGATCTGCAATGTAGAAGTTGTATTCAGGTCTATGATCAACTAGTATTCGTTTACCGTTGACTCGTTCTACTACTCGAATGAAATCTTTAGCCTTATCATAGAAGGCATCTACGTAACTCATTATGTGTGTTTCCCAAGCATCATTTTAAGGCTGACGCACCACCAAAGTATTTAAATAATTAAAGTGTCTTGCCGACTGCTTCTAGGATCGTTTCAAGCTCGTCGAACTTGTCGCGCTCCTCACCAAACTTAGCCTTATGAGCAATTTTAATTGCTTTGTTCAGTGTAGCAGCCTTTAGATCCATTTCTTCAGCAATAGCTTTTACAGTATCGCTGAGACCTTCTTTGAGTGCATCAGTTTCGTACAGAACTTGGCTACCCTCGTCAATAAGGCGCTTTAGACGAGCTTTTTCTTCTTCATTAAATGTGCGATTAAATGCCATGTTGTTCCCTCATGTGTTTTCTGTGTTAATATTTATTTGTATGTTATTCATTATAGCAGGATTCTGGTTTTTGTCAACTTCTATATAATAAGAATTTCTGAAACCCGGCATTTGATCAAAACTGATTTGTTCGAGAATATAGCGATCTTTAATTTGGTTACCTTGTTCATCATAAGCAACAAATTGATTGCCTACAAAATGAACTTCAACCCTCAAAAAAGTTCTTCCCAATCGATACTGCCTAATGCATCATCGTTGTCAGCTGCCGCGGCCACTGCGAGTGTATACGTTATTGCAGTGCTGTTAAGGCCATCTCGTTCTAACTGAAATGCAAATGCTCCTGGATCGAGAGTAATAGTTTGACCGCTCTGGTTATTGATACCGACATAGCCGCTGGTTAGTGTTTCGCCGCCACTCATAGTGTTAGCAGTAATGTTATAATCTAGTAGTGAACCACTGACACTTGCCCAAGTACCGCCGCTAATGGTTGCATTTGCCACTAATCTATACTGCATCTTACCGTTATTGGCAATGCCTAACATGCTGATGTTTTTAATAACAGCAACAGCATCTAAATAACTTGAGTTCAACCTAATTGATGCTAGAGGATAGAACGTACCAGCAGTGGCTAAATTCATTGGTGCAGTAACAGGACGGCCTACGTTGTACGGACGACCTCTGATTTCAAAACCACCTTCGCTGATAACAGTAGCACATATTTGTTTCATACTGCTGCCTGCTACTGTAGCTGCAATGTTTTCAATTTCATAACGCACAGGAAGTGTTGCAGTGGTCATGTATACAGTATCTAAAGCGTTTGCATGTTGGAACACATGTGCTAGATAAAAATTTCCGTCAATAACAAAACCAGTGCGTACCTGACCAACACCTAACCATTCGATGTCCATAAAAAAGATTTGTGTTTTTGTAGGATCCAGAGCTACACTACTCGGTGTAGTACCATCTAATTTATCAATGTTCCAATCGCTTTGTGCAATCTCTATATCTTGCGCTGATCCATTAACATATGTGCGTTTTACAATATAGTTAATGCCATTCTTGCTTGAAAAGAATATGCCATTTTGATTATTAAAGTAGCCCACACGTTGAGCTAGTCCTGTTTGACCTTCATCAAACGCAAACGTGGTCATAACTTGCAAACTCTTGCCGGGCTGATATGCAAACACACGTTTAGTCTCGCGAGTTACTTTTGCATTAAGTGCATTAGTTACAGTCAATGTTGAGGTACTCTGGTTTGTATTGTAGCTGGTTGATCCTCCGGTAACGATTTTTGTTACCCATTGATCATCGCGGTTTGAATAACGTTGAGTAGAGTCGAACAGCGTATACGGCATAGACATACGTTGTCTACCAAATGCGTCCGAGCGACCGTCATTTGTTGCTGCGCCCGAAGTAGTAATAACTCTGATTACTGGCTGTCCGGCAGCATTATAATCCATTGCATGGTGTAAGTTATTTCTATGATCACCATGTGGGTGTTGATACGCCATTTTATGCCTCTACGCTTGCTTCAAAGTCGAAGTCAAACTCAAAATCGTTAGCTAATTCTTCAGCAATAACATCACCATCATCAGGACCTATATCTTCTTTAAGAATAATCTCATAGATATATTGAGACTGATCAGTGTATGCTAAAACATCAACACTGACAACATCCCCGGTTGCGCTAAAGCCTGTAAGAATTTTTGTAGGCACAACACTTTGAACAATGTCAAAGAAGTCTATTACTTCCTCATCAGTGAGTTCATGGCCTGTAACAAGCCTACAAAAATTCTTTACAAAAGCCATTTTTTACCTTTAGTCGTCGCTTCTATTAGCGGTTTCAAACGCAGTCTTACCATAGAATGCAGCAACAATAGCTGCTACTGATACGAAGTATGTTGGTGCCATATCACCTAGTACGCCTGCGCCGCTTTCCATACTAAAGTATGATGCAACTAGCACACAAGCTGGGTATAGTAACATACCAAATAGCGCGAACCAAGCCATTTTACGTTGACTATCGCGCATTGCATCCTCATCTTCTAAACGCTTACGTTTAAATTCCATATCCATTTCAATTTCTAATTTAGAAATGTGTCCGTCGCCGTTGACGTCTTTTGCTAAGACTTCATCGTCAACTGTTACTGTTTTTCTTGCCATAATACCAATCTCCCTTCCTACGTTCGCTGGTATTAGTATTTATCAAAAAAGTATAATAAAAACCCCAACTAAAGAATAGTTGGGGCTAGTTTATTAATACAGTAGTTAATTAGGAAATTTTAATTCTATTAATCATTGTTTCCTTGGCATTGCTATAAGAGCTAACACCTTGGCTCTTAACAAACCCAGTAATATTTACCGTGTCGCCAATTTTGCCTGAAGCAGCGCCGCTAAAGAACTTTAGGATATGCTTATTATCAACACTACAACTAACTAGATAAGTAGCAGTTTTAGCAATATAACGCAAATTCTCAATCTTAGCAGTAAACTCGCCGCGCTTACCTACTTGACCAATATAATCGCTGGTACGTGATAGCTCTGCTTCTCGACTGGTCCAAATGTCTGCTTCTAGCTTGTTACGATAGACATTGGGCAAGCTGGCAGCAATACCTAATTGTTCCTTGCCTACTTCTTCACTACCAACAAAGTTAAGTACGTTGGTTTCAAAGTCTGTGAGCTTACGCTCCAGCGCCTTAAAACTAAGACCCTTAAGATAATCAATAATCTCTTCGGCTAGTTCAAAGTCTGACGGCAAACATTCTGTTTTTTCATTGTTGCAAAAATGCTCATACAGAAAACCTACATTGGGCTTTTTGTCAGATCGACTATATACGTCAGACTTCTTCACGAATCCGTTAGTACGGTCAACTGCACAAGCAACTGCAACGACGTCTTTAATGTTAAACTTATTAGGCTGTGATGACATTGTAAATTTCCTCCCAAGTTTTAGCAATAATAGCATTTCCCTTGTAATCCATGTTGTGACCATGCTCTACAAGAATTCCCTTAAACCCAACATTCATACCTGCATCAGCATTTTCAGGCTTGTCTTCGATCCACCAATTGCCGTTGTAGGTCTTTGCCAGATTTGCAAGGACCTCATCCTTGTCAGCACCGGTGTCCAAGCAGATAACGTCTATAAAAGTATCGTTACCAAAAATCTTCATCAAGTTTCGTGTCCGCAACTTCTTGGCATACGGGTCCAAGCTTAACGAAGTAACAGCAAGAAAACGATATTGATGCTTTTCTGCTAGCAACTTAACGTAGTATTGTGCATCACGTACTGGAGGCAAAAAACCAATTGCAGCACTTTCGTTAAATATTCTTACTTGCTTGTGACCCTCGTTGTTAGAAATACCGTAACGCTCGCCAATCTTATACATGGTCTTGTAACCATCAACAGCCTTATAACCGTGATGTTCCATCCACACAGTAAAGCCTTCTTCCCAGTCAAGCAGAACGCCATCAACGTCAGTTAAAATAATTTTTTGTTTATTTGTTACCATTGTTTTTTATCACCACTATCTTCGTTGTAGTCATATCCAGCAGTATACTCTTCAATTTCTGCTTGGGTCATATTAGAGCTAGTAACTTCGGGGGTACTATACGTAGCACCAACAAAGTAGTGCGGGTTGAAAGGGCGACCGTAGTAACTGTCAGCACTGCCTCGATCAAAAGGGCCGCCGTGCCTATCATCGTAAACTTTGCCGTTGTATTCAATTGTCATTATGCTACCTTCCAATCATAAGTATCTATAGTTTCCACAGATTCTATGCCATCATATTCATCAATACGATACAAAGTACCAGCTGGAATTTCTGTGATTCGCAACTTAGCAAATCGGCTATTAGCCTTATCTCCGAGTTCCTCTACGACCTGCGCCAATGCAGGGTCATTACGCTCAATGGCACGATCAGAGAAGTAAAGAGCGTTCGAACGCTCGAATCGGCTGGTACCTACAGGCTGCGCTTGATCTTCAGCACAGATACGTTCATACTCATCCAGTGGACAAAGATAGTAATGGGCAAAGCTATGTTGATTGTCCGTATACAGAGTAATACCTTTGATTTCTGCATAGCGCATGATCGCCTCATGCGATAGACCGAAGCCGCCATAGCAAGCATTATATACAATCTTAGTCATAATTACATGCTCCAATATGATTCAGAACTGGCTGAGCAGTAGTAGGGCGTGTCGTAACGCTCCTGGAACGTCTTACCGCTCACCGCATTAGTACGGGTCACCATAGTTTCAACAATGTTGAATTTGTAACCATCTTTGGCTTTGTACATGGGGTAAAGTTCCTTAACTTCACGCTCCACGCTAGCACGATCCTTGCGATCGTAGTCATACTTGCCGATCAAACGCTGACCCTCTTTGGTGCGCTTGTCCAGCTTGTAAATTTCAATTGTATAAAGCATTCTTCACTCCTTAACTCTCATCCTACTTATACAGTATAGCAGGATTACAACTATTGTCAACTACTTTTTACCGGAAACTGGGTAATATAATTTTTTATTCAGTAAATAATAGCATGAAACTAACCTCAACAC